TAGACAAACGGGAAGTGTCGCCGGCCAGCGGCATCTTACCCAAGGACATTTCAGCGGACCTTGTTGGACCAACACCAACGAGGTCCGCTTTTTGTTTTCCCGGTTGTCGAATTTTAGAATGGCTACGCAACAGAATATCCTGCCGAAGGAACTTGTGGCCGGGGAGACCATCTCCGAGACGGCGACGATGGCGGACTATCCGGCGGCGGATGGGTGGGCGGTCACGTATCGCTTCTCCGCGCCTACGCCGTTTTCGCAGGCTTGCACGGGAGGGACGGATGGGGCGTGGGTCTTGGCGCTGACATCCGCGCAGACGCTGACCCTGCCGGCCGGGAGCATCCGGTTCGACGCCATCGCCACCCAGACCGTCGGCGAATCCGTCGCGCAGGTGGTCGCCGTCGATTCCGGCGTCATCGTCGTCTCGGCCTCGCCGCTGCTGGCATCCAAGTGGGCGACGGTGCTCGAAAGCGTTGACGCGGCCATCGCCACTTGGGGCACGAGCGACCAGCGGAGCATGAGCATCGAGGGGATGAGCATCAACTACCGAGACATCTCCGAGCTTCTGAAGCTCCGCGCGTTTTGCGTCCGCATGGTTGCGCGGGAAACCGGCAACCGCAAGCCATCCATTATCCGGGCTAGGTTCACATGACGGCCAAGGCCACCACCAGCAAAACAAAAAGCACGCGGGCCGGGAAAGCCGCTGTAGCCAAGCCCATCTCTTCATCGAAATCGAAGCACGTCGCCGTCCGCTCGTTCGCGGCGGCGCAGACCGACCGTCTTCTGGCCGGGTGGCGGCTCGACGGCGGATTCAGCGCGCAGGAAATACGCGGACAGCTTGCCACGATTCGCGGCCGTTCGCGGGAAATGGCGAAGAACAACCCGCACTTCAAGCGTTGGTTGCAGCTCATCTCCATAAACGTCGTCGGCGACGGGTTTGGCTTCAAGTCCACGCCGCACGACGGGTTCCCGGGCGCAAAGGATTTCCGGCTTGACGCGCTTGCTTCTCGTTTCATCGAGTACCATTTCTGGCGCTGGTCGACGTGGCGCGACCCGGAGACGAACCTGACGTGGTGCGACGCCACCGGGCGCAAGACGCTCGCCGAAATGGACGCGCTAAACGCCAAGACGGAGGCGCGGGACGGCGAGTACTTCATGCTTCCGCAAGTGGCCGACAATCCCTACGGCATCTCCTTCCGCATCGTCCGGCCGGACGCCTGCGACGAAACCTATTTCCGCGAGGCCACGGCGAAGGAGAATCCAGTCTATTGCGGCGTTGAACTGGATCGCCGCACCGGCGCGACGGTGGCCTACTATTTCCACTCGACGGACCCGAAGAGCGGCTACTACGGGAGGGGCGGGCCGCTGCTGCGCGTTCCGGCCGCGAAGGTGATCCACGGGTTCATGCCGGAGGACGAAGACCAGACGCGCGGGATTCCTTGGGGCCACGCCGTGCTCGTCAAGCTGAAAATGCTCGAAGAGTACGATAAGGCGGAAATCACGGCCGCGCGCGACGAGGCTTGCAGTGTGCGGACCTACTTCGCCCACGGAGACGATCCCGACGGGATTGCGGACTTGACGACGGAGGAATACTCCGAGGTTGCGAACAGCCTGGTTGCCGACAAAGAGCCGGGGCAATCGGAAGTCCTGCCGCCCGGATGGGATTCAAAGGTCAACACGCCGCAGCATCCGAACCGAGAGTTGACAGCGTTCAAGGCGTCAATGCTGCGCGACGTGGCGAGCGGGTTTGGCGTCGAATACTCCAATTTCAGCAACGACTGGGCGGGCGTTTCGTTTTCATCCGTTCGCGTCGGGACCATATCCGAACGAGACATGTGGACGCAGCTTCAAAACAAATTCATCGCACAGAACAAATCGCCGGTTTTCCTCATGTGGCTCAAGTCGTTTTTGGGACTCGCCGTCAGCGGCAACTATCCGGCGGAGAAGTTTCCGAAGTTCGCGGAGCATGAGTTTCGCGGACGGCGCTGGATGTGGGTTGACCCCATGAAGGACATGAACGCTGCGGAGACTGCCGTCTTGCGGGGGTGGAAGACGAATGCGCAGGTGGCCGCCGATATGGGGACGGACTTCGACGACAACATCGAGGAACTGAAGCGCGAGAAGGAGCTGGCAGGCGGAATTCTTGCCGAACTGAAGCAACCGACGAAGGTGACGAATGAGCAAGAAAAACCAGACGACGAAGAAAAGTAGTGAGCCTGTGCAGGCCATCGACGCCCGAGCCATCAGATACCGCGAGGCGGCGTTCGAGGTGCGTGGAGAGGGCGATGAGCAGAGCGTCCGCATGAGCGTTTCGAGCGAAGCGCCCGTTCTGTCCTACGTCTATTTCAACGGAGAGATGCAGCTGGCATACGAGATTCTCGACCACGCGCCCGGCAGCGTGGACATGAGCCGCTGCAAGGACGGGCTTGTGATTTTGGACACGCACGGCGGGGACCAGATCGGGCTGCTGAGCGTGGAACTGGCCGACCGCAAGATGGGCGGGCTGGTTGAATTTTGCACGGGCGCGAGGGCGCAGGAGATCAGGCAGGACGCGGTGCGGAAACTGCGGCGAAACACATCCGTGGGATACCGGGTGGACGCCGACAGCTACCGTCTCGAGGGCGAGCAGGATGGAATCCCGGTGGTTCGGGCCATGTCCTGGATGCCCTACGAGGCGAGTTTCGTTCCGGTTCCGGCCGATCCGGGCGTCGGCGTGGGCCGTGCCGAGGCAGAAGTAAATAAACAAATCGCCGGACAATCCGGCAAGGAGACTAAGAAAATGGAACCTAAAGAAATGGCGGGCCTGTTCGCCCGCGCCGCCAAGTTCGGCATCGAAGCCGACAAGGTGCAGGAGCTGATCGACGACGGCAAGGGCCGCGCCGAGCTGGACGCGATGATCGTCGAGAAGCAGGCGAAGGACGCCGAGATCGCCAAGAAGGACGCCGAGGCGCTCCGCAAGGAGATCGAGGCGTTGAAGGGCCGCAAGCCGGAAGCCGCCCAAGCCACCAAGGCCGACATTGAGGCTCCCGCCGTTGTCATCGGAAGGGACCGCAAGTACAGCGTAATGAACGTCCTCCGCAACCTCGCCGGCGAAAAGTCCGACGTTGGCTTCGAGATGGAAATCTCGCAGGAACTCGGGCGCCAACGCGGCAAGACCCCGAAGGGCGTCATCATCCCCTTCTCGGCCCTTTCGCAACGCGACTTGTCCGTGAGCGGAACGTCGAGTGCGACCGTGGCGACCTACCTCGACAGCGCGAACTTCATCGACCTGTTGCGGACGAAGTACGTTATCGGGCAGGCGGGCGTGACCTTCATGCCCGGCGTGGTCGGCAACTTGTCGATCCCGAAGATGAGCGCCGGCGCGACGGCCTACCACGTCGCCGAGGGTTCGGACGTCACCGAAAGCACCCCGACGCTGGCGAACGTCACCGGCTCGCCGCACACCATCGGCGCGCTGGTCGACGTGACCCGCCGGATGCTGGAGCAGAGCACACCCGCCATCGAGGCGCTGGTTCGCACCGAGATCGAGGAACGCCTAATGCGCGGCGTCCAGATCGCGGTGTTCGCCGGCAGCGGCGAAAGCGGCCAGCCGAGCGCGATCACCACGGCGATCGGCATCAACAATCCGAGCATTAGTGTGGCCGGAACCCCGACTTACGCGGAAATCCTGAACTTCCCAGGCAGCATCATGGCGGACAACGCCGAGGCCGACGGGCAGAAGTTCATCATGACCGCAGAAGTTTGGGCCAAGCTGGCCGCGACGCTCGTCGGCACGGACGGTGCCCGTACGGTCCTCGATCCGGTCAGCAAGACCTGCATCGGCTTCCCGTACTTCACCACCGAGGACGTTCCCGCGAACAGCCTGTGGTTCGGCGACTGGTCCACCGTCGTGGTCCCCTTCTGGGGCAACGGCGTGGAAATCGCCAGCGACAACGCGAAGTTGTTTGCGTCCGGCGGAATCACCCTGCGCGCGCTGCTTGACTACGACGTCATGGTGCGACAGGGCGCGAAGCTGGCGTACAACACGGCGGTTACGAGCTAACCATCAACCAGCGGCCCCGGCGGGTCAACGCCTGCCGGGGCCACGGAGAAAACAAGACATGAAAAAGCTGATTGCAATCTTCGCGCTGGCAGCCCTGCTTCCCGCGCTCGGCTTCGCGCAACACGACGCGAACCAGATGAAATACGTCCAGTTGCTGAATCCGGTTTCCAGCGCGGCAACGACAGGCACGGCGGTGAACGTCGCGGCCTACAAGGGCAACGCGACATTCGTCGTGTCGTTCGGCCCCGCGACCGAGGCGGTGACGTCCTCGGTGGTGCTGGCAAGCTCGGCGACAAGCGGCGGGACGTATGTTCCCCTGACCAACCTTGCCGGGACGGCGGTTGCGGCAACGCAAACCGGCCCGACGACAAGCGCGGTGCAGACCGTGGCGATTGACCTTGGCCGTGCAAACGGCTACTTCAAGGTGATCGTGGCGCAGGCGACGACCAACGAGATTCCGCCCGTGTCGGCGGTGCTGGTCGCGCCGATGAAATCGGAATAACGGAGGGCGAAACGGCATCCGGCGTGGCCAACCCCGCGCCGGATGCCGGGGCGCATGGAACAATGGCGTTTGGAACGACGGTATTCAACGCGGAATGGAACACCCTGACGGAAGCGCGGGTGTCCCTGCGGGTGGGTCGCAACGACATCGCCAAGGCTTTGTGCGGGGCGTTCGACACGACCAGAACCGCGACCGAAGAGGGCATCGTCGACACGTTCGCCGCGTCGGTAAAAATCCTCAAGGCCGACTGGCCGTTGAAGGATCGGCCGGAAGGCAAGGTCGTGGAACTGCTTTTGAGCGGCGACACGAAGTGGAAGTCCTGCCGCGTGGTGGGAGTGTCGGAAACGGATGGCGTGTGGAGCCTGAACGTGGTCGCGGAGTTTGCCTGATGGCATTAGAATCCAACATCCAATTTCCGGAAGCGAAGGTCGCCGCGCTGTTCGGGTTGGGGCAAAGCAAACGACGGGCGGCGTGGCGCGGTTGGCGCTAGAGGCGGAGTTCAAGTAATGGTTACAACCGAGATAGAGGTTGACCAGCGAGACGTTGACCGTCTTTCGCGCACAATCGACCGCGCATCCGAAGCGCTTGGCAAAAGCACGCGGGAAGCTGTGCAATGGGGGGGCGTTTTGTTTGCTCAGTCCATGTCGCCGCGCACAAAAATTTCAGACAAGAAGCGCAAGGTTGTCGAAATGCCAATTCAGAGGATAACGACTTCTGGACGGGCAGATAGACGCTACGCAAGATTTGGAATGAAATATTGGAAGGCCGGCGTCGAGCTTGTCCGCCCGCTTGGCGGAGTTGGCAAAGGGGCATATAAACGCTACAAAAGCCGTGCTGAAGCAAGGCGGGATCGGCGCACAAACATCGGACGCAGTGGATTGGCGAAAAAGACGTGGGCATGGGCTGCGCGGCACATGGCAAGCGGCGGAACGGCAGACATCATGCGCGTCCAGAATGTTGCGACAATTGAATGGGGCGGCGTCAGGTATGTTGACAGCAACGTGCGGATAACCAACCGGCTGCGATACATTGACAAGGCGCTTATTGGCGGACGGGGGGCGATAGATTCCGCCCTTACTGCGGCATCAAACAAGATGGAGCATTTGATTACGCAACGACTTGAAGAGGCGGTGCGGGCATGAACGTCGCCAAGGCAGTAGAAAAGGCGATTGCCGCCGTGCTGCGAAACTACGCCGAGCTCGGCGCTGACGTTGTTGTTCGGACCTATCGGGCGCTCGATTTCGATGGAAGCTGGGAAGCAACAAAGGACCGTCAATTCCCGCTTGTTGACGTGCGCTGCGCGTATCCGGTTGTTACTGAAGGGCAATGCACCACATACGCTGAATGCGCGATACGGTACGCCACCAAAACAGACGACGATCCAAAGCACGCCGTATTTTGTGAATTGGAGGATGCGGTTGTTGCAGCCATTGAAAGAATGTTCAACCAGTTTAGAACAAAAACAGACGGCGACGAAATGACGCAGTTCAAGGCTGATCTTGCGGCCGACCTTGGCGGAAATTTCGAGTACAGCGGACTCACCTGGGGCGAGGGCGGCGAGCCGTCTTCGGGCGACGGGATAAATATGGGGACAGTTAAAATCCGCGTCAACTATGTACGCAAGGACTTCATTTAGAGAAAAACAGGAGAGATTACAATGGCAGAACCAACAATTACATTCGGGACAACCACAAAGTTCGGCAGCTTGACGGGCTGGAACCCGGTTGGCGCCACGGTGACCAAGACGAAGACGCGAGCGGTGGCGCTTAACGGCATCGGCAACGAGGTCGCCAGCAAGGTCATCAACGAGATCACGGAGTACAGCCAGGAGTTCGTCGCCGCCTCGTCGGATGCGCCGACGATTCCGCCGACCCTTGGGGCGCTGATTGGCAGCGTGGTGCTGACGGGAATCCGCATTTCCACAAGCGCGACGGATTTCGCCAAGATGACCCTGACGGGCCACCAGCACACGACGAACGCGCACGCCGACACGCTCAACCAGGTAACTCACGGGATCACCATTTCGAGCGGCTTCGGCGGGGTTGACTTCCTGGGCGGCACGGCCGGCGACAACGCGGCGGTGGAGTCCTCCACCCTGAACATCCAGACGGGCCACACGGACGTCCAGGCGGGCGCTACCGGGGACCATCTCATCGGGCAAAATCACACGGCCAACGCCACGGCGACGACCGTATGGATCGGGGTGCCGTCAGTCGGCATCGGTGACACTTGGGATGAGACGGAAACCGGCAGCACAACCGAAAGCAACACCGGCCACGTTCGGACAACCTACACGGGCGCGAAGTCCCTTACCCTGGCCGCCACATAGC